ACGGAATCCGGCATCGTGGGCATGTCCAAGTCCATCAACCGCCTCGGTCAGCGTACCGCGCAGCGTCGCATCGCGCGCCACGCCGACACCCCGATCAACGATCAGCCGCACTCCACCCGCTACGTCGACCTGTTCGACTGGGAAGATGGCGACATGATCGACGACCAGGACAAGATTCGCCTGCTGGTCGATCCGTCCAGCGACTATGTGAAAGCCATCGTCAATTCGCTTAACCGCGCAAAAGACGACGTGATCATCGCCGCCATGCAGGGCAATGCTCGCGCCTCGACCGGCAACATCGCTCTGCCCGCCGGGCAGAAGGTTGCGGCCTCGGCAGCCGGCTTGACCAAGGCGAAGATGATCAGCGCTCGCAAGCTGTTCCGCCAGAACGAAGCCGACGCCGAAGCCGGCGAAGAGCTGTTCATGGCCTACGGCTCGGCGCAGCTCTCCGACCTCTTGACTGACACCACGCTGACCAACACCGAAGTCAATACGGTGCTGTCGCTGATGTCCGGCTCGATCCCGAATGCAACGCTCATGGGCTTCAAGATGATCCCGATCGAGCGCCAGCCGAAGGTCAGCACGACGCGCTACTGCTACGCCTGGGCAAAGTCCGGCGTGACTCTGGGCGTCGGTCAGGAAGTCAAGACTCGCATCGGCGAAGACCCCGGCAAGGGCTTCAACGTCCGTCTCTACGCCAAGATGAGCATCGGAGCGGTGCGCATCGAGGAAGAGAAGGTCGTCGAGATCGCCTGCGTCGAATCCTAATCAACCGACTGAAAGGAGAAAGACATGGCAGTCGTTACCACTAAGGCCACCGCCGTCACCAACGGCGACGCGGCCACGCAAACCAACAACCCGCAACGCATCGCGGGCGGCCGTGTGCGCGAGCACGTCGGCACCCTCGAAGCCGTATCCGGCGATTCCATCGGCTCGGTCTATCGCCTGGCTCGCGTCAGCTCCCGCGATCGCATTTCGCAGGTGCTGCTCTCGTGCGACGCGATCACGACCTGCGCCGGTGACGTTGGCGTCTATGACATTGCCGCGATCAATAGCGGTGCTGTCGTCGATGTCGACTTCTTCGCCTCGGCTCAGTCGCTGGCTTCTGCGCTCGTCAATTCCGACGTGACGCACGAAGCCGATGCGGCGGACGCTGGTGCAGGCTTCGGTCTCGCGGATGTCGAAAAGCCCTTGTGGCAGGCGCTCGGTTTGAGCTCCGACCCCAACAAGCTCTATGACATCGCCGTCACCCTCACGGCAGCAGCCGGCTCGGCCGGAACCGTCGCCCTGAAGGTGCGTACCGTGGATGGCAACTGATCGCCTCCGCTTTGTGTGACATGCAGGGGGCCTCGTGCCCCCTGTTTTACTTGAGGGCCTGCAATGACGACTAGCGTATCCATCGCCTCGAACGCGCTGCTGATGCTCGGCGCGCAGCCGATCAACGACTTTAACGAGGATTCCGACCGGGCCCGGCTGGCATCGAACCTATACGATCCGGCGCGCGATCTGCTGCTGCGCTCGCACCCCTGGAACTGCGCCATCAAGCGCGTCGTGCTGTCGCCTGATACCGACGTCCCGGCCTTCGGCTATAGCTACCAATTCACGCTGCCCGGCGACTGGCTGCGCACCTTGTCGGTCGGCGACTACGGCGCCGAGATCGACTACCGCATCGAGGGCCGCAAGATTCTGGCCGACGACTCGGTGCTCTATCTGCGCTACATCTTCCGCAATGATCAGGAATCCACCTGGGACACGATGCTGATCGACGCCATGACGAAAACGATGTCGGCGACGATGGCTTACGCGATCACCCAAAGCACCAGCAAGGAAGAGCTGGAGTTCAAGAAGCTGGAAATGGCGCTGAAGCAGGCCCGCGCCGTCGATGGACAGGAAGACCCGCCCGAGACCCTGGGCGACTTCCGGCTGCTGGCCGCGCGCAGCTCTGGCCGGAGCTGGTAAGCCATGCCGCGCGTTTCCCTGATCCAGACCAATTTCACCGCTGGCGAGCTGGCGCCGCGCCTGATGGGCCGTGTCGATATTGCCCGCTATCAGAACGGCGCCAAGACCATCGAGAACGCGCACCCGCTGACGCATGGCGGATGCATCAGGCGTCCCGGCACGCTGTTCGTGGCTCCCGCCAAAAACGACAACAAGAAAGCCGGCCTTATTCCTTACGTGTTCAGCCGCGATCAGGCCTATATGCTGGAATTCGGAGACCAGTTCATGCGCGTCTTCAAGGACGGCGGGCAGGTCGAGTCTTCACCTGGCGTTCCCTACGAGATCGCGACGCCCTACACCGAGGCCATGCTGCCATATATCGGATATGTGCAGGGCGCCGATACCATGTTCATCGCGCACCCGAGCGTGCCGATCTACCGCCTGCGCCGCTTCGGGCATGCCTCGTGGGACTTGTCGGCTACGCCATTCACAGCCACACCCTTCGACGAGATCGGCAACAACCCGGCAACCACGCTCACGCTGTCGTCTGCGGCGGTCGGCGCTGGCCGCACCTTCACCGCTGGCGCTGCCGCCTTCCAGGCCTCCGACGTGGGGCGCGAAATCTGGTCATCGGCTGGCGTCGCCACCATCACCGGCTACACCAGCACAACGGTCGTCACCGGCACGATCACGGTCGCCTTCCCGAGCACCAGCGCAGCATCCGGCGCCTGGACGATTGCCGGCAGCCCACAGACCACATGCACCCCGTCGGCGAAAGACCCGATCGGCGCCTCGATCACCCTGACCCTGGGCGCTGCCGGATGGAATGCGGCCGATGTCGGCAAGTTCGTCAGCATCAACGGCGGATTGGCGAAGATCACCGGCTACACGTCCCCGACCATCGTCAATGCCTCGATCGTTCAGGAGCTGACCGCCATCGTCGCCGCGCCGGCAATGGCCTGGTCGCTGGAGTCCTCTGTATGGGATGCAACCAAGGGCTACCCGCGCGCCGTCACTCTGAACGAGCAGCGTCTGATCGCTGCCGGATCGGATAGCTTCCCGCAAACCATCTGGGGCAGCAAGACCGGCGTCTATCTGGACTTCACCCAGGGCACGGCTGACGACGACGGCTTCAATTTCAAGATCGCCTCGAACCAGGTCAATCCGATCACGCACCTGGGGCAGATCAAGCAAATGCTGGTGCTGACCTACGGCGGCGAGTTCTCCGTCGAGGGCGGCGTCGAAAAGCCTGTCACCCCGACGAACGTACAGGTCAAGAGCCAGTCGGCTTATGGCTGCAACGCTGTGCGCCCGGTTCGGATTGGCAACGAGCTGCTGTTCGTGCAGCGCTCCGGTCGCAAGGTGCGGGCGATGTCCTATCAATACACGTCCGACGCCTTCGGCTCTCCTGACCTGACTGTGCTGGCGCAGCACATCACTGAATCTGGCATCGTTGATATGGCCTACCAGCAGGAGCCCGATTCGCTGCTGTGGTGCGTGCGCGCCGATGGTGTGATGGTATCGCTGACCGTCGAGCGCGAGCAGGATGTCGTCGGATGGGCGCGGCACACGACCGACGGCTACTTCGAGGCGGTCGCCACGATCCCGGTCGCTGATGGCGAGCAGGTCTGGGCCATCGTCAAGCGCACCATCAACGGCGTGACGAAGCGCTACATCGAAATCCTCGACACGACGGTGAACACCGATTGCGCCGTGCTCGGCGATCACCCGACCGGCGCAAGCGTCTGGACAGGCCTCGATCACCTGGAAGGCAAGACGGTCGACATCGTGGCCGATGGCGCCGTGATGGAGCAGCAGGTCGTCACGGCCGGGCAGATCACCCTGCCGCGCAATGCGCTGGCCGTCGAGATCGGCCTGCACTACGAGAGCCTGATCGAGCTGCTGAACATCGAGATCAACAGCGGCACCGGCACCGCCCAGGGCAACGCCGTCCGCACTGGCGAGGCGACCGTGCGACTGCTGAATTCCTCGGGCTGCGACATCCAGGGCCAGCCGATTCCGTTCCGGCGCTTTGGTTCGGGCGTACTCGATCAAGCCGTGCAGCCCTTCACCGGCGACAAGCGCATCGAGCTGCTTGGATGGGAGCGCAGCGGCGGCTCGATCACCATCCGCCAGACGCAGCCGCTACCGATGCACGTCGTCGCCGTGATTCGCAAGGTGACAGTCAATGATTAGACCCGCCAACTACGAAGACATCCCCCGCCTGGTCGAGCTCGGCGAGGTCATGCACGGCGAATCCCGCTACCGCGTGCTGCCATACGCCCCGAACAAGGTATTCGGCCTGCTGGCGAACATGATCGAGAAGGCCGACGGGCTGCTGATCGTCTCCGAGAAGAACGGCGAGATCGTCGGCGGCTTTGCCGGCATGGTCGTCGAGCATTGGTTCTCGAACAGCCGGATCGCGACCGACTTCGCCCTGTTCATCCATCCCGAACACCGGGGCGGCATGACAGCCGCGCGCCTGCTGAAGGCCTTCGTCACCTGGGCACGCGAACGGGGGGCGGTGCTGATTACTGCCGGCATCACAACCGGCGTCACTACCGATTCATCGACACGGCTTTATCAGGCCATCGGCTTCGAGCCTGTCGGGATCGCTTTCAACATGGAGGGCAGCAATGTGCACAGGACTTGAAATGCTGATGGTCGCATCGTCCGCAGTCTCGGCGATCGGCGCGCTACAGCAAGGGCAGCAGCAGAAGGAATATGCCAACTATCAGGCGGCACAGACCGAAGCGGACGCGAAGGCCGAGCGCGACGCGGCCGAGGTTCATGCCGACAAGATCAGGAAGGCGGCACGGCTGCAAGCCAGCGAAGCGCGGGCGGCGATGGCGGGCTCCGGCGTCGATGTCGGTGCGGGCACGGCGGTCGACATCAACTCCAGCATCTACAAGAACGCCGAAGAGGATGCCTGGAGCGCGATCCTTGGCGGCAAGAACAAGGCGGCGTCGATGGATGCCCAGGCGCAGGGGATGCGAATCTCCGGCGACAACGCCGAGACGGCCAGCTACTTCAACGCGGCCGGCTCTGCGCTCAGTGGCGCGGTGCAGATCGGTAAGGGCTGGAAGGCTTCGGCAGCGGGAGCCAAGACATCATGAGAATCCCTGTCGGCAATTTCGGTTTCCAGACGCCGACGACCTCGCGCACGCAGGTCGACATCGGCGGCGTCGATGCCATTGGGCGCGGCATGCAGCAGCTCGGCAATATCGGCATGCAGGCGACGGCGGACGCGATGGCAGAGAAGCGGCGCGAGGATGAGGCGCTGGCGCGAGCCAAGGCATCGAATGCGCTGCTCGACCACGAGATACAGGTCAAGACGCTGGCGACCGACATCGAGAGCAAGCTGACCGACCGCTCGCTGTCCTACAGTGACGCGCCGGCCGCGTTCAAGGCCGGCTATGCCGCCATCGAAAAGCCGAAGGTCGAAGGCCTCGATCCGGCAACGCTGGAGACCTTCGACAAGGGCATGAAGCGCACTGAGTTCTCCGGCTTCGCCCATGTGCAGCAGTCCTCCGAGAAGGCCAAGCGCGCCGACTTCAAGGGGCAGGCCGACATCGCCCTCGACAAGCTCGGCAAGCTGGCCGGCATGCCTGGCGGCGACATCGAGAAGATCAACACGCAAGCCGACACGCTCGACCCCCTGGGGCGCGTCGCCTATGGTGCGAACTGGGACAAGGCGAAGCAGGACTTCAAGGATCGCAACTGGCTGAACCATGCGACGCAGCGCGCGATGGAGTCGAAAGACAACCTCGAAGCCATCGGCCAGCTCGAAAAAGACCTGACCGCAGCGGACGGCTTCTATGCCGGCAAGCTCGACACCGACAAGCGCAACTCTGTCCTGCGCTCAGTGATCAACGACCGGCTGCGCATCGAGAACAAAATCCAGCACAACGCCGACCGGATGGAAGCCGCGGCCGAGAAGACCATCAACGAGATCGACCGGCAGATCGCCAGCGGAATACCGGCCAGCGCCGATATGTGGGCAGCCTGGGCCGGCAAGGTCAAGGGCACGGCATTCGAGACCGACTTCAAGCAGCGCCTCACGGATGAGGCCGAAGTTCAAGACGTGCTGCGCCTGCCCATCGAGCAGCAGCGCGCCTTCGTACAGAAGAAGGAAGCGGCTCTGCTCAACGGCGGCGGATCGGTGCGCGACAAGGCCAACACTGACCGCCTGAAGTCGGCCGTCGATGCGAACCTGAAGCAGCTCCAGGAGTCGCCCCTGCTGTTCGCCCAGAACCGCACCGGCCAGCCAGTGCAACCGCTCGACATTGCGGCGCTGGCGCAGCCAGGGGGCGGCGACGCCGTGCGCGAAAACCTGCGCGATCGCGTTGCCAGCATCACGGCCCTGCAAAAGCAGTACGGCGCCCAGGTGCAGATGAAGCCCTTCCTTCCGCAGGAGTCGCAATTCATCACCAGCGCACTGAACCAGGCGAACCCGAAGCAGCAGGTCGAGCTGTTCGGCACGCTGCGCATGGCCTTCGGCGACGACACGGCCTACATGGCAGCGATGCAGCAGATCGCCCCGGATTCCCCCGTCAAGGCGCTGGCCGGCATGCTGATGGCGAAGCAGCGCAAGATCACCCTGGAGAAGAACTGGATCGCCGACGACGTGACATCCAACAGCGGCGACGTGGCCGCGACGGTGCTCGAAGGCGAGAACCTGATCAACAAGACCAAGGGCCAGAAATCGGAAGACGGCAAGCCCCTGCGCAGCCTCTACATTCCCCCGATCAAGGACTTCGAGAACGAGTTCGCCAAGTACGTCGGCGATGCCTTCGCCAGCCGGCCGGGCGCCCTCGATGTCGCTGTGCAGTCGGCCTATGCCTACTACGTCGGCAAGTCGTCCAAGACCGGGCGCCTCAACACGGACGCCAAGGACATCGACGGCAAGCTGCTTAACGAGGCGCTGACGGCGACGCTCGGCGCTCCGGTAGCCTACGGCAGCGGCGGCACTGTGTTCGCTCCCTGGGGCATGGATAAGGGCACTTTCAAGGACAAGGTGCGCGAGTCATTCAATGCCGAGGTCAAGGCGCGCGGCATGCCGGACAGCACGAAAGACCAGCTCCCGGCGCTTGGCCTGCGCAACATCGGCGACGGCAGCTACTACATCACCCAGGGCCGGAACTATCTCTATGACGGCAAGGGCCAGCCGGTGACGATCAAGGTGCAGCCATGAGCGTTTTTGACCTTGACCAGAAGGGACAGCAGACGCTCGCCGACGAGGCCCGACTGAATCCGCTCGATGCGTCCCAGGTGCAGCCGTCGGCATTTACCGGCGTCGGGACTGGCATCGGCATGGGCCTGATGAAGGGCGGCGCCCGCGTCGGTCAATTCATCGGCATGGCCGGCGCGACTGTCCCGATGGCGATCGACAAGCTGGCCGGAGACGACAATCTCAGCGGCAAGTCATTCACTGATGGCTACTTCGAGGGGCTGGATGCGACCGTCAATCGTGCGGCCGACTACTGGACGCCAGGCCATGCGGAAGTCGGCAAGGCGGGCCAGATACTCGGCGGCTTGTCGGAGATCGTCCTGCCGATGCTGGCAGGCGGCGGCAACCCGGCCGCGACTGCGACGATGGTCGCCGGATCGCAGACGGCCGGCACCGGCACCGACCTGGTGAAGCAAGGCGTCGATGGCAACACGGCCGGCACTGTCGCAGCGATTCAGGGCGTCGCGGCCTATGCCGGCTTCAAGATTCCATTCCTCGGCAACTCGCTGGCCTCGCGCATGGGCAGCGGCGTCGCTGGCAACCTGGTGACGAATGCCGGCGGCGCAGCCGTGCAGAGCAAAGTCCTCGAAGGCGACGGGTACAAGGATCAGGCCAAGCAGTTCGATCCGCTCAACCTCGAAGCCCGCGCGATCGACGTGCTGACCGGCCTGGTCTTCGGCGGCTTCGCGCATTGGTCAGCCGGTCGCACCGGGCAGCCGATCAAGCCGTCGGATGCCGATGCCGTGCTGACCGCCAGCAACGCCAAGCACTTCCAGCACGACACGGCACCCGGCACGCCGGCCAACGCCGGAGCCAGCGCAGCGCATCAGTCAGCACTGGAGACCGCCATCGAGCAGATGATGCGCGGCGAGCGCGTGAATGTCTCCGACTCGATCACGGCAGCCGAATTCATCAGGAAGCCCGAGTCGCCGATCGCGTCGGCCATCCGCGAGGCCTACGACATTGAGGCACCGAAGCCGCCCGTCAGCGGCGTGCGAGGCATCCGCAACAACAACCCCGGAAACATCGAGATCGGCGCGCAGCAGTGGCAGGGGCAGGTCGCCGGCAACGATGCGCGCTTCGCGACCTTCGAGACGCCCGAGGCGGGCATTCGCGCCCTGGCGAAGAACCTGATCACCTATCAGGACAAGCACGGCCTGAACACGGTCGAGGGCATCATCAACCGATGGGCGCCGTCGAAAGAGAACCAGACCGGCGCCTATGTGGCAGCCGTCGCCAAGGAACTCGGCGTCGCGCCTGGCGATGGTCTCAATGTCCGCGATCCGGCGACGCTCTCCAAGCTGACGATGGCCATCATCCGGCACGAGAACGGAAGCCAGCCTTATGACGCGGCGACCATTGACTCCGGCGTCAAGGCGGCGATGTCGGGGATACCCGTAGCGAAGCGCTCGCCTGATCTGTCCAAAGAGCATCGAGCCATCGAGACGGCCTCTTATGACCAGCTACTCGCCAATCCGCAGAAGGCCGTCGCGGATTACTTCGGCTCCTTTGGAAAAGTGATCGACCCGGATAGGGTCAAGGAAATGTTTCCGGCATTTGTCGCCGATAACTCGCTGGCAGCGGCCGTACATGAGCCGTCTTCCTACCTGTCGAAGTTGATCTATGCCGAAGCGCTGAAGCAGAACGATGGTAAGCCGGTCATCTTCACGGCTGGCGGCGGTGGGTCTGGAAAGACTGAGGCGATGCCGATAGCACTGGCGGCAGCCGGTCATGCTGGCGACGGGATCATCTATGACTCTACCCTGTCATCGTTCGATTCAGCCGTGACCAGAATTGACCAGGCGCTTGAATCGGGAGCGCCCGTCGACATCGTTTACACGAACCGCCACGTCGAGAGCGCCTTCAAGTTCGCTATGGGCCGCGAGCGCGTCGTCCCGGCGAAAACCCTGGCTGAGGCGCATGTCGGCGCATCGAACACGATCCGCGACCTGGCAGAGCACTATCGCAACAACCCGAACGTGACGATCCATGTTGTAAATAATCACGGCACCCAGTCGCAGATGATGCCCGGCACTCTTGACGATGTGTTCCGGTACGATCATAATCAGATCGAAAGGAGGTTATATGACCTCGCAAGTACAGCCCACGATTCAGGGGCAATCAACACAGAGCGCTATGCAGCCCTCCGCATCCCAAAGGATTACACGGGAAAGTCTGGCGGCGGCGATCGAGAAGTTCAACCAGGACAACAAGGGCAAGACCTGGGACGACTTGGCGAACGCACAGGAAGCCGAACTGAAGGCCAGGCACGTCAAGGGCGAAGTCAGCTACATCTAAGCGCAAAAGCCTTCCCGATCCAGGGAAGTGAAGCGACCGCTGTCACCGAGCGCGGGAGCACAGTTCAAACCAAATACGCCGTCGTCGAGGCCTCCAGCCTCATCACTTCGCACGACAACGCGCTCAAGACAAACCCGTCATTCCCGCCCGAGCTGCAACCGCGCGACCGTGGCCGTGCTGCC